ATATATTAGTGCTAATTGACACTAATTTAAAAAAAAGTGTTATATTTGAGTAAAGAACGGCACGAAGTAGAGTGATTAACGAAATAAAAACACTACTTTTAAAGTGTCAAAAAAAACAAAAAAATAAAAAAAACTATGCCTTTAGCCTCACTTATACCTAGTATTATTACTGGTGGCGCCTCTTTATTAGGTGGCGTATTAAATGCTGGTTCTCAAATGGGAACAAATAGTTCTCAACTTAGCTATGCTAAGGAAATGTACGATAAACAACGTGCAGATGCATTAACCGATTGGAATATGCAAAATGAATATAATAGTCCTAAACAACAAATGACTCGCTTTAAAGAAGCGGGATTAAACCCAAATCTTATATATGGTCAAATGTCTAATAGTCCTGTCGTTCGCACTTCTAGTCCTCAAACATACAATCCAACTGCTCCTCAAGTTGATCTTGCTCAGTCCGCTGGTATGGCTCTTAATTCGTATTATGATACGCAATTAAAAACTGCACAGACTGATGCAGTTAAAGCCCAGGCGGATTCTGCTAAGCAAGATGTACTGTTAAAATCATTAGACGTAATGAAAAAAACTGCAGATATTCCCTATTTACAGGATATTGCAAAATCAAATGCTAATAAAGCAATTACCGATGCTGGTGCTTCTTATTATGATTTAACAGAAAACGCTCCTAAGCGTACAGAATTATTGAAGCTTCAGATTCAAGGACAAAATTCTATTAATAAACAAACAGATGCCAATATTTTAAAAATTAAACAAGATATTGAAAATTTAAAAAAGTCTGGTGATATATTAGAATTTGAAAAAAAATTAAAAGCTTATCAAGTTGACAATCAAGATATAAACAATATTGTTAATTTGGTTACAAAAGTTTTAGGTCTTGTACCTGGAATAGGTGGTTTATTTAAATAATATTATGGAAAAATTGGAAAATGGCGATGAGCTTTATGATGAATTCTTTGGTAAAGAAGAATTTCCTAAATACGGTTTTCTTAAACCGTTTAATGATTATATTCAAGAGTCTATTAATACTATAGAGAATATGGAATTAGATGATCATCAAAGGTCTTTATTTGCTTCAAGATTAGATTCTGTTTGTGCATTATTATCAATTACTTTATATAACTTAAAACAATCTGAAAATGAGAAATCGTAGAGGTTACAAAGGGCGGAAGTCCTACGGTCGTAAAGGTTACGGCAAGAGAAGTAAAGTTTCAAGAACTTATTACATGTCACGCGGTGGTATCCGTTTATAATTATGGCTAAGAATATTTTTAATTCAATTCAATTAAAGAAGCCTAAAAAAAACTTCTTTGATTTAACACACGATGTTAAGTTATCTACTAATATGGGTGAGCTTACTCCTATTCTTACTCTTGAGTGTGTTCCTGGTGACAAGTTTGATTTATCTTGTGAGTCTATTATACGGTTTGCTCCTATGGTGGCTCCAGTTATGCATCGTATGGATGTTACTATGCATTATTTCTTTGTTCCTAACCGTATTTTATGGGATAATTGGGAACCGTTTATTACTAATAACGGTCCTAATGGTACTGGTGATACTCTTGTTGCACCATATTTAACTGTATCTCATGCATGGCAAGAAAATGCATTTACCATTGATGCAAAATCGACTGCTTTTGCTGACTATTTAGGTGTGCCACCTGTTCCATCTAGTGGTGTTCCTTCAATTGTATCTGCGTTACCTTTTGCTGCTTATCAAGCTATTTATAATGAATATTATCGTGATCAAAATTTAGTTGATCCTGTAAATTATAAATTAGAAGACGGTGATAATTCAGGTTCATATACTCGTATCGCTGAGTTAGCTAATTTAAGAAAACGTGCTTGGGAGCATGATTATTTTACTGCTGCTTTACCTTTTGCTCAAAAAGGCGCAGCGGTTGATATTCCATTAGGTGCTGTTAATGGTGATGCTAACATTTATTCAAATGTGGGTGATACTACTTTGAATGGTTCACCTGCTAGTGCTTTTATACCTGGTGATTTTCAAGCTGGTAAAACTCATTTATGGGCTCAAACAGATGGATTAACTGTTGAGCCAACTACTATTAATGATCTACGTCGAGCGTATAGATTACAAGAATGGTTAGAAAAAAATGCTCGTGGTGGTACACGTTATATTGAAAGTATTTTATCTCATTTTGGAGTAAAATCTTCTGATTCTCGTTTACAGCGTCCTGAATATATTACAGGAGTAAAAACTCCAGTAGTTATATCTGAAGTTTTGAATACCTCTGGTACTGTAGATCAATTACCTCAGGGTAATATGGCTGGACATGGTATTGCAGTATCGTCTGGTCGTGCAGGTTCTTATTATTGTGAAGAGCACGGTTATATTATTGGTATTATGTCTGTTATGCCTAAAACTGCATATCAACAAGGTATTCCTCGTACATTTTTGAAAAATGATCCTTTAGATTATTTTTGGCCTTCTTTTGCCAATATTGGTGAGCAAGAGGTTAAAGTACAAGAATTGTATGCATACACTGACAACAAAGAGGATACTTTCGGATATGTACCTAGATATGCAGAGTATAAATATATGCCTTCTCGTGTAGCTGGTGAATTTAGAACAAATTTAGATTATTGGCATTTAGGTAGAATTTTTGGAAGCGAGCCGACATTATCTCAGGAATTTATTGAATGTACTCCAGAGGATACGGAACGTATATTTGCGGTTACTGAAGGTGCTCCTCAAAAATTGTATTGTCACGTATTAAATAAGATTAAGGCAGTGCGACCAATGCCTAAGTACGGTACACCTACTATTTAATGTCTACTCGATGTTTAACTCCGTTTCCAAAATGGGATGAAAAAAATTATACATGGATGTCGCTTCCCTGTGGTAAGTGTCCTAATTGTATGAAACGGAGAACATCGGGATGGTCTTTTAGGTTGGTAAAAGAGGGTGAGGTTTCTGAAACCGCTTTATTTGTTACTTTAACATATGATACTAATTACGTACCTCTTACTAAGAATGGATATATGACTCTAGATAAAAGGGACATCCAAACTTTTATGAAACGTTTACGGAAAGATTCCGAAAGAAAATTAAAATATTATATTTGTGGCGAGTATGGTGGTAAAAGAAACCGCCCTCATTATCATGCAATTATATTTAACGCTGATCCTGAAAAAGTTGAAAGAGCTTGGTCATTCTACAAAGCTGGTAATAGGCGTAGTCCTATTGGTTCTATATTTATTGGCGAAGTTAATGAGGCTTCTATAGGATATACGTTAAAATATATGCAAAAACAAGGTAAAATACCAATGCATAAAAATGACGATAGATTAAAAGAATTTAGTTTGATGTCTAAAGGTCTTGGTGCTAATTATATTAGTCCAGCAATGAAGAAGTGGCATTTCAATGATCTTGAAAATCGTATGTATGTTCCTTTAAAAGATGGTAAAAAAGTAGCTATGCCAAGATATTATAAGGATAAAATTTATAATGAAGTTCAAAAACAGTCAATTAATCGTCATTTTAAAAAGATTATGCCTGATAAAGTTGAAGATGAATGGCAAGAATTAGTAAAAAAATATGGTGAATTTGCTGGTAAGCAATATTCTCAAAAAGTCGAACAATTGTTTCGACGTATGTATAATGATTCACAACTCGGAAGAGATAAATTAGAAAAATTATGATTGTTAAAAATTCAATAAATGCAAATACTTTTGAAAAAAAGTATAAAATATTTACTCAGCCTTCTAAGACTGTACCTGACCAAAGTATGTCTATTAAGACTATTTTAGAAAGATATTCAAGGGGTCTTCCTGTAGGCGGTCGCCTTGATGAATATTATGATGAAGATGATACTCTTCCAAATCCATTAACATTGGATTTAGCTGAACGCCAAGAATTGGCGGAGTTATATACAAATGAGATTAATGAAATTAAATCTCGAAAAAAAGTTATCAACAATGTTGATAAGTCTGTGGATAACTCCGAAGGAGATATCCAAAAAAACGTGGAGACGGAATCGTAAGGGCTTTGCCCTGGATTCTGTCCCACAAAAGCCCCGATGAGGGGCGATAAGCACTAATGTATCTTGATATATTAGTGCTAATTGACACTAATTTAAAAAAAAGTGTTATATTTGAGTAAAGAACGGCACGAAGTAGAGTGATTAACGAAATAAAAACACTACTTTTAAAGTGTCAAAAAAAACAAAAAAATAA